CTCGCAGGTCTGCCCACCCCAGGTCTGCCTCTCGCAGGTCTGCCCCCGTCAGGTTTGCCTCTCGCAGGTCTGCCCCCGTCAGGTCTGCCCCTCGCAGGTTTGCCCCTCGCAGGTCTGCCTCTCGCAGGTCTGCCTCTCGCAGGTCTGCCCACCCCAGGTCTGCCTCTCGCAGGTCTGCACCCATCAGGTCTGCCCCCGTCAGGTCTGCCCCTCGCAGGTCTGCCCACCCCAGGTCTGCCTCTCGCAGGTCTGCCCCCGTCAGGTTTGCCTCTCGCAGGTCTGCCCCTCGCAGGTCTGCCCCTCGCAGGTCTGCACCCATCAGGTCTGCCTCTCGCAGGTCTGCCCCCGTCAGGTTTGCCTCTCGCAGGTCTGCCCCCGTCAGGTTTGCCTCTCGCAGGTCTGCCCCTCGCAGGTCTGCCCCTCGCAGGTCTGCACCCATCAGGTCTGCCTCTCGCAGGTCTGCCCATCGCAGGCTTTTGCCTGCCTTGGCTGCGGCTATGATCTCGTCGCGGGTCATGCGTAACGGTCCACACTGCCAATACGCAAACCCAACAGCCGCCCTCGCCGGGACCGTATAAGCACTAGCGCTTCTAAATCGTAACATGCTGCCCAGGATAGCGCGTCATCGTATGTCATCGCGTAGTGTTTTATGCACCGGTCGCCCCAGACAACGAGCACCCGATATGGGTGAGTTAGAGGTTTGAGCAGTGAGTGCATGGGTTTGAGCAGTGAGTGCATGGGTTTGAGCAGTGAGTGCATGGGTTTGAGCAGTGAGTGCATGGGGATCTCCTTTTATGCAGGCGCTAGGCTGGTTCGGCTTTGTTAGTCCGCGACTAACGCCATGCTGATGGGAGCATATCAGCGCCCGTGTCGGGCAAACTGAACAGCCACTCGATAACATCTTCTGGCACATCTTCATGCAGCCATGCCGATCCGTATGCGTAAGGCTTGCCGTTGTGTATGTGGTTGGGGTCAGGGTTTAGCCCCGCGTCTCGCAGGGCCTGCGAAGCCTTTTTGTAGTAATTCATGTGATCGTCGACCGGGTTAGCCTTGAGGTACGCACTTTGAGCAGGGCTCCCGGCACACATATCGTTGAGGTGGTGGTTGTCCCAGACCTCTCGCAGACGTGCAATCGTCGCGTCGTCATACCCAGAGGTGTATTCTATCGGCACCCATTCGTACATATCGATCTGTCCGCACGATCCTTTGGCGTTCCCGTTCGCTTTTGGGCCTTCTACTCCGGTTATTGATAAAGACCTCGTTTCCGTATTAAATTTTATGGTAATGAACGTCCAACCGATGTTTTGTTGGCGGAAAGGCCGAATTGTGTGTGTTTTGGTCGTCATTTACTTTCTCCGTCTGAGTTTTGTTAGTCTGCGACTAACCCCGCAGGGGGTCTGCTTGGTTGTGCTTGTTTGTATAGAATTCCGTACTACACAACCATTATATACTAAATGGTCTTAGATGTCAATGTTTAGTAGAGTATGGTTGTAGCGGGTTGTAAGCAGGGTGTGTTGGCGTCGTATGGTTGTAATTCTTGCATGACGTATGCAGTACATTGCTTTATTTTAACAAGCAGAGTTTAGCAGTGGAGAATCTTTCCAATTCGTGAATGACGTATGCAGTACATTGCTTTATTTTAACAACGGCTCCCGGCCTCGCGCCGATTTTTCTAAGTGTTTGATTTATATGCGTTTGTAGACGGAAGCTAAGTGCTTGATTTATATGGGTTTGTTCCATTTTTGTAAGTGACTGATTCTTATAGGTTTGTTCCAAACGGGGCTGAAAATGGGGCAAGTGCTTGATTTCGCAGGGGAAGTTCTAAAAAAATGGGGCTGAAATGAGCGGAAAATAGGGTAAGTGCTTGAAATGTAAGGCGATGTTCCGAAATTGTTTCGTGTTCCAAAAATGGGGGTCGGCAAGTGCTTGATTTTGCAGGGGATGTTCCGAGTAAAAATCGTAAGTACTTGATTTGTAACGAAACTGATATTCAGAAAAGAGGAGCTTTCCGGGGGGGTCCTTTTCCAGAAAGTGCTTCCCGCACCCTTCCAATTTTCCCCCCTTTTTTCCCCTTCCGGCCCTTTTCGGCGGGTTTTTTCAGGTAAGTACTTGATTCTAAAGGCGATGTTCCAAAATTCCGGCATTTTGAAAATCAAAAAACCCCCCGTGTCCTTTTATGGAAAAATGGCCATTTGGGAACATTATTAAAAATTATAAATATATATATATATATATAACTAAAATACACTATTTGTGCATACTAAAGTGTGACTAACTCTTGCAGATTCTTCCAGCTTTTGCATTTTCGTGAGATGTGCCAGCGGTGTTTAACAATTGGAACAAAAGCATGTTTCCCTTTAAAATCAAAGACTTAGCTTAAAATTGGGGTTTTTCGGGGGCGCCTGCTCCCTCCACGCTGCTAAACACTGCCAAATTGTGCCGTACGCTACTCGCTGGAACTGGTATCTATGTTAGTCTATCGACTAACAGCAAATTGTGCCGTACGCTACTCGCTGGAACTGGTATCTATGTTAGTCTATCGACTAACAGCAAATAGGGACAAACGGGGGCAAACAAAGCTAAACAGGGCCGGATCAAACGCGGGCGTGCAATAACACGGCGATGCGTATCTAATAGACGCAAAAAAGCCCGGTTTTTAACCGGGCTTGTGTTAGTCGGGGGACTAACTAAACCGCAGGTACGATCTTTTTGCACTCCCGTAGATGTTTGCATACGGCAACGGTATCGTACGTGGGATTTTCCGTTTTACCTACCTTGTTTAGCAGGTCGTCTAACATTTTTTGAATTCGTTGTGCATCCGTTTTCGGCGCTTTCGGCGTACCGTCGGTTTTGTCGGACTGCGCTTCCGCATCCTTTAGGTGACGTTCGATCTTGCCGAGCCGTGACCCTATTTGCTGCTGTAGAAATCGCTTCTGACCTTTCTTTTCTTCCGGCAAAGACTTTGTTTCCTTCGCCATAAGGGCCAATTCCTCCGCCTTAAAAGACGGCAATACGATGTTAGTTTTGACGTGTTCGCGTAATTCTTTCGAACCGTCTTTACTTGCCAGCATCGTAGACGTTACCCCGTCGGCAATCAGCATATCCGTAAACTTCACCCATTTCTGTGCGACGTGTGACTCGGCACGCAGTGTATCGACACCGATTCGGGTGGTATCGGCGGTAGGGAACTTAACAACAAGGGACTGAGTGTTCATGAACGATCCTTTATTACTGGTTGATTAAAACTACATACTGCAAGACGAATTCTACGTGGCTTAGCATAGTTTGTCAATAGATGTTAATAGATAATTCAGTTAGTCGATAGACTAACAGGCGACCCCACTCGTACCCGACCCCCCAAGACTGGTTTGGAGTCCCACGCGCGCGTATGTATTGCTAATCTGCACGACCAATCTTCACTATCCTCAATTCACCACACCGGCACTAAGGTCTTATTGGGCTGCGTTGGTATTAAGGTCTTATTGGGCTGCGTTGGCACTAAGGTCTTATTGGGCTGCGTTGGCATTAAGGTCTTCGTTGTTTACAGCCCCCACCCCAAAAATTTTTCGCATTCCATTTTTCATATACCCCTACTACCGCCATGGTTATAAAAACACCCCCCACTTTGTTTTGACATCCTTTGAAAATACGATACTATTTGCGAATGTTAGAACTATCCCCCGATTTTGGGGTTGCGATTAGCCCCGATACAACATATATGGACCTGCGAGAACGGGCTCAGGCGGCCTGTCGGTCTATAGAACTGCTTGTGGAGAAGGGATTGGACATTGCACCCACCCAGGAAGATGTTGAGGCGGCTGCAGCAATAGTCAGTGCGTACGCTGCAAACCCAGAGGCGACCAGTAAACACGTCTCCAACGCTCGTGCATCAACCATGGCCCCCGCCTCCTTGCTGACATTGCGGACTTATCTGGACGAATTTGGCCAAACGGTGGTCAGAAACGCCGCTGAGATCCGATATCTGGTGACTAATCGGCTGCTAGAAGAGTCGCGCAACCCGGATCCTCGGGTGCGTATACGCGCGCTGGAGCTTTTGGGGAAGATTTCTGACGTTGGCCTATTTACAGACCGGTCTGAAGTGCTTGTAACCCACCAGTCGACCGATGAATTGCGGGCCAAACTCAAAGAAAAGCTGCAACGCCTAGCCCCCCGCCCCGTGCCACCCTCCGATGTGCGCAATAACATCATTGATGTTGATGTAGAACTTGGGTTTGTAGAAAAAGATATCACCCCCGCCCCTGGTGCGGGCACCGACCCCCATGCTTAGCGCGGAAAGTTCGGCCCAAGACTTCTCAGAGGCAGAAATCCAGCAGATGCTGGACAATTTGGACGCCTTTTCAGCCCAAGAACAGGCTGAAATCTACAAGATTGCCGACATTTTGGACCAGCGCCAGCGTGCCGCTGCGTGTTACGACGACCTCATTGAGTTTTGTAAGCACATGCAGCCTGACTATAAGGTGGGGAAACACCACCGGCTGCTGGCTAATCTGCTTATGGACATCGCCGCAGGGCGCAAAGACCGGGTATGTGTAAACATGCCGCCTCGGCATGGCAAGTCCCAGCTTGTTTCTATCTATTTCCCGGCGTGGTTCCTCGGTAAGTTTCCTAATAAGCAGGTGCTGATGGTGTCGCACACCGCAGATCTTGCCGTTGATTTTGGCCGTAAAGTACGTAACCTGATAGATTCAGAGGCGTATAAACAAGTATTTCCAACGGTATCCCTTGCGGTAGATAGCAAGTCCGCAGGTAGATGGAACACGAACCATGGTGGGGTTTACTACGCCTGTGGGGTGGGTTCGGCGTTGGCCGGTCGTGGTGCCGACCTCCTGCTTTGTGACGACCCCCACAATGAGCAAGATATCCTAAACGGGAACTTTGAAGTCTTTGAGAAGGCGTACGAATGGTTTACGTACGGAGCCCGTACGCGGTTGATGCCTGGGGGGCGCGCTGCGGTAATCCAGACTCGCTGGCACGCGGACGATCTTACGGGTCGGTTAACAAGGGATATGGCACAGAACGAGGGTGCCGACCAGTACGAGGTTATCGAGTTTCCGGCAATTATGGAGGTTGCAGGCGAGGATGGGGAGGTTGTTGAGAAGCCACTATGGCCAGAATTCTTTGACCTAGAAGCGCTGCACCGCACCAAGGCGTCCATGCCGACGTTCCAATGGAATGCCCAGTATCAGCAAAACCCGACCGCCGAAGAAGCCTCAATCGTAAAGCGTGAGTGGTGGAATATCTGGGAGCAGGAAGACCCCCCTGCTTTGGTTGAGTACATAATCATGTCCCTGGATGCTGCTGCCGAAACCCACAACCGTGCTGACTTCACGGCGATTACCCTATGGGGCGTGTTCCTCAACGACCAGACAAACGCCTACAACATCATACTTCTTAACTCGATCAAAGAACGCATTGAATTTCCTGACCTAAAGTCGTTATCATACGATACGTGGAAGTATTGGAAGCCCGATACGTTTATCGTGGAAAAGAAGTCCTCTGGTACGGCGTTGTACCAAGAGATGCGTAGGATGGGCATACCGGTTAGCGAGTACACACCCCACCGGGGTAGTGGGGATAAGTTAGCAAGATTGAATTCCGTTGCCGATATTGTGAAGTCTGGGCTGTGCTGGGTGCCACAAACCCGGTGGGCCGAAGAGGTCGTAGAAGAGATTGCAGGCTTCCCGTTTATGAGCCATGACGACTTGGTAGACTCAACAGTAATGGCGCTGATGCGATTTCGTCAAGGTGGGTTTATTAGGCTCCCTACCGATGAGCCAGAACCGGCGAAGCACTTTCGGTCACGAGGCAAAAACCGGTACTACTAGGACATAAATTATGGCTATTGAAAAATCGTTGTACGAAGCTCCTGTAGGAATGGATGCCCTTGACGAGGCCGGGGCGGGTGCGTTGGAGATCGAGATTGCTGACCCGAAAATGGTGACGCTCGATGACGGCAGTGTAGAGATTACATTGGTCCCCGGTGCAGACGAAGAAGACAGTCTTGACCAGTTTGACACCAACATTGCCGAGCATCTTGATGAGGGGGAGTTGCAGACCCTTGCTTCTGACTTGATAGGTTTGGTTGAGGCCGATTTTACTTCCCGTAAGGAGTGGTCAGACACCTTTATTAAGGGTCT